CACCGCGCGTATTCAAGGCGACCGGTTCGACCAAGATGTATTACAGCGAGGCAGCAACGGATCCGGAATATCAGCGCAATAAGATTAACTTCTGCCACTACTTTATCTGCATGCCGAAGAAGGGTGATGCCGGAGTTGTAATGCGCAGCGGTTATACAGCTAAAGCGTAAGTGACGAGCTATGGCGACATTGAAATATCTGGTAATACATTGCACGGCGACACCTGAGGGGCGAGAAGTGAGCAGCGCTGATATAAGGCGTTGGCATACTTCGCCGGTAACGGGAGGAGGTCGCGGCTGGATCTTATCCATTTAGATGGGAGCATCGAGCGCCTGGTAGATAATAACGAGGACGGGAATGTAGATCCATGGGAGATCACAAATGGAGCGAGAGGCTATAACTCGATCAGCCGGCACATAGTTTATAGCGGAGGAGTCGGGAGCGACGGCAAGACGCCGAAGGACACCCGCACTGCAGCACAGAAGCAGGCGATGGCGGGCTATGTAAAGGAGTTTCATAGTAGATTTCCGGGAGTAAGAATAGTAGGTCACAACGAGCTGGCAGCAAAGGCGTGTCCGAGTTTCAATGTTCAAACATGGCTAAGGGAGATAGGAATCAAGCAATAATCTAGACAAAATGCAGTGGCATGAACTGGAGTGAGATTATCAATCTGATACTCGGCGGAGGGTTCGCAGCCTGTTTGGTAGGACTGTTGTCGCTGAAAGCGACAATAAATAAGGCGAATGCAGAGGCAGAGAAGGCTCGAGGAGAATCTGAGCGGGTAAGGATAGACAATACAGAACATGCCACTCGCATTTTGGTAGAGAATATCGTAAAACCGTTAAAGGAAGAGTTGAATGGGACTCGAGAGGATCTGCAAGCTACAAAGCGGGAGATGGCGTCGACCAAGAGAGAGTTGGCGCGGTTTCGGAAGGCGTTGGATGCAGCCAATGGTTGCCGTTATGCTGACGATTGCCCTGTGCTTAGGAAGTTGCACGACGATCAAAAAGGGCGAGAGCACCGGGATGGAGTCGGAGTCAACGGAGGAGCAGAAGTCGGACAGTATGCGAACGGAGGTTTGGATACGGAAGATGGCGGGGATACCGGGGAGCTCGGTGACGCTGCGAGTGCCTGTGGACAGCCTTCTTAATCTACCGTCGACGGCGAGCTATAGCGAGAAATGCCGACAGGCAGGAGCTAAGGTAAGTCGAGCCGGGAGGGAGATATTAGTAGAAGCGACCTGCGATAGTCTGGCTATGGAGGTTGATTACTACGCGATGAAGTATGCTGAAGCACAGGAATCGCGGAATCATTATCAAGAGCTATACGAGCAGACGAGAGCGGTCCAAACGAGTTCGAATGGGCTTCGATTGCAGATCGGAGCATTTATCGCCGGGTTAATTACCGGCATAGTATTAACAATAATAATCAGGAAAAGATATGGAAACTGATAAGAACTATAGTGTACTCGACGGTACTGATTTGATCTTGAGTATCGGAGGGAATGCATTGGCCTTTTCGACAGGGTGTAAAGTAAGCACAACGACCGAGACCGGAGAGCGCGTGACGAAGGAGGCTTCGAGCGGCAAATGGAAGGAGAAGTATGTAAAGAGCTTCTCGGAGAGCATCAGTGCAGATGGTTGCATCTTGACGAATGGTGACAGCGATATGCCTACCTACGATCAGCTTAAGGATTTGCAGTTGGCCGGGGAGCCGGTAGAGGCTTCATATTCGCTACGCGACGGCGACAAGCGCACGGGCAAGACCTCCGGCGGGTATCAGGGTAAATATATCATCACATCGCTTGAGGCAGATGCGCAGGCGGGCGATGATGGTAAATATAGCATCCAGTTGGAGAACAGCGGCAAGGTTGAGAAAGTAGGCACGGGATTGACCGACAGCTCAGCAACAAGCACTAATGCATAAATAGGCTATGAAAGGAAACGGTAAGACAAAGCCGGAGATCAGACTTCAGATAGGAGGACGTGATTATCCTTGCAGAGTTACGATGGGAGCGATGATTAGGTTCAAGCGCGATACCGGAGTAGATGTTAGCAAGCTGGACACAAGCGACATGGAAAGCATGGTAAGGTTTGTTTGGCACTGTGTTGCATCGGCGAGCAAGGTAGACGGCGTAGAGTTCAACATGAAGTTTGAGGATTTTGCGGACCATCTAGATCCGACTACACTTAATGGCTTTTATGCAGAGATGGCGGAAGATAATGATGGGGGCAAAAAAAAAGTAACGACCCCGTCAGCATAGAAGAACTTCTGGGGATAGGAATGGGGTGTATAGGCATGAGTATGGAAGACTTTTGCCAGTGCACCCCATTTGAGTTCTATTCGATATATGAAGGGTGGCAGCGGCGTCGAGAAAGCGAAGATCGATCAGCGTGGGAACGGGCACGCATGATATGTATGTGCTCCCTACAACCTTATACCAAGAAGAGTCTATCGCCAAAGGACGTTATGGAGTTCCCATGGGAGCATGAATTGAAGGAAACGCCTCGCAGAGAGGAGCGCAAGGAGGATATTCTTGCGCGCTATCAAGCCGCGAAGAAGCGAGTAGGCCTAACTTAATGTTTATCGGTTAGATCACTAATAATAAGGAGTATGCCCAAAATAAGAACGAGCACAACTCCGGTTATGATTAGATAAAATTTGACCTTAATAGAGCTTGTCGCCACATATAAGATCATTACAATTAGTAATATGTCGCCCCAAATGCAACCCGGGTTGAACTTCATAGGAATAGAGTATAAAATAAATAAGTACAACGCAAAGGTAATAAAAAATGTCGAAAGCGGTAGAATTTGAGATAAAAATCAAAGGAGACGGAGGCGGAGTTCTGCGGACTCTAACGATCGAGGCGAGCAATGCCGATGAAGCGATTAGCGACATAGTAGAGAGTGCTAGTCGCGCCGGTCAAAGTATCCAGAAGATGGCGGAGAATGCGTTGGTCCTTGACACGTCGATACGCGCGATCGATAAGTTACGAGATGTTGTAACCGCATTAACAGTTCCATTTAACAGCTTTGAAACGGCAATGCGATCAGCTAACACCATGGCCGGTAAAAGCGGAGAAGAGTTTGACGAGTTGACGGATCAGATTGTAGAGCTGAGCAAGACTATACCGTTGGCTCGAGAGGAGTTGGCGAACGGGCTATATGAGACAATCTCAAATGGGGTTCCGGAGGATAATTGGATAGGGTTCTTGGAGCAGAGTGCGCGAGCGTCGGTAGGTGGCATTGCGGACTTGGGCCAGACGGTGACGGTAACGTCAACGCTGATCAAGAACTACGGCATGGAGTGGAGCAAAGCCGGCGAAATCCAGGATAAAATCCAAATGACCGCAAAGAACGGTAAAACGTCCTTTTCAGAACTCGGAGACGCGTTACCACGAGTGAGCGGAAGTGCAGCAAGTTTAGGGATATCTATGGATGAGTTAATGGCTGTATTTGCGACCACAACAGGGGTTACCGGTAAAACCGCCGAAGTATCAACCCAGTTGGCAGCTGTATTAAACTCATTAATTAAACCAACATCAGAGGCAGAAACGGCTGCCGCTGCAATGGGAATCAGTTTTAATGCAGCGAGTGTGAAAGCTTGTGGTGGCTTTGATAACTTCTTACAGGAGTTATCGTCCAGCGTGGAAGCTTATGCTAATGAAACCGGACAGTTGCCGGAGACTATTTATGGACAATTATTCGGTAGTGCCGAAGCGCTTCGTTTGCTCACGTCCCTCACGGGCAATATGAAAGATAAGTTTACCGAAAATATTGCAGCTATGGCAAATAGCGCCGGTACGATTTCCGACGCCTATGATAATATGGCGTCTACCGGTGATTCACTAAATGTTGTCTTACAAAACCAGATACACGCCTTTATGGATAGTGCCGGAGCTGTGTCAAGTGCCATAGCTCCATTCGCGGGTCTTCTTGCACAATTTGGAATGGGGTTAATTAGTTGTCGCGAGTTGTCAAATGCATGTAAGCTGTTGGGCTCTCAAATTATTTCTTTCGCTTCAGCATCAAGTAGAGCTGCTATTGCTCAAAAAGTAGTTGCCGCTGCTACAAAAATATGGTCTGTTACTCAGATCGCTTTTAACGCTATCATGAGTGCTAACCCGATTGCTATTGTTGTATTAGCAATAGCCGCATTAGTTGCAGCTATTATAGCAGCATATAACAATTGCGAAAGCTTTCGTAAAATATGCGATAAGGTTTGGAGCGTAATAAAAATTGTGGCAAGTGCTATTTGGTCACACTTGGTAGCAGCATTTGAAAAGGTTTCGACCGTCGTTAAAAAGGCATGGGAATGGGTTAAGAAGTTCTTCGGCATTTCAGATAAGAATGACGCAAAAGAGGTCGCTGACGACTTGGATAAGCAAGCTAAGTCGACTGAAAAGGTAGCAGATGCTAATCAAAAAGTAGCAAACTCTGGACTGAAAGCAAAAGAAGCAATAGATTGGCAGAAAATGAGCTATGAACAACTTGGCCAAGCTATTGAACGTCAAGAAGCAAAAGTTAAGCAATTAGCAGGTACTAATGCAAAAAATGCAGATGCAGAAGCTCAAAAGCTTAAACAGATGCAGGCTCGCTATGATAAATTGGGTAAGCAATACAATCTGTCGACATCATCAAGCAAAAATACTGAATATGATGGGAAACATCTTATTGCCAATGCTAAATCATATAAGGAACTTGGTAATAACATTTCATATTATCAAACCAAACTTGAAAAATTAGATCCTACGGAAGTTGACGAAATTAAGCGTCTATCCGAATTAATTGTAAAGCTCAATAAAAGCCAGGAAGCAATTAAAAACCTACAGGCCTCATTCAGCCAACCGGTTACTCTAGATACATTATCTGATATAGATCAGGCATTGACCTATCAACAATCTCTATTAAATAATGCGCCCAGAGAACAGATGGCTGCTATTCTCAAAGAAATAGCTAACCTCCAAGCACTGAAAGATGCTATGGAGGATGCAGGACATGTAGAGGTACCGGTTGATGAGATTAAGACATATAGCGAGCTGAATGACGAAATAACCTATTATGAGGGTAAACTACAGCGAGTAAACGAATCGGAGCGTGGGGAGATAGCGGCTCATATCAATGCATTAAAGGAACTAAAGCAGCGCTGGGATGATGCGATGGCGGCGATGAAGATGCCCGAAGATATCTCGAAGCTCGATACGATAACGAAGTTGGAGAACGCGATTTCGTATTATCAAGCGAAGATGAAGAACGCCAATTCGAGCGAGATAGAGGGGATTCAGCAGACAATATTAGCTTTAGAGGAGAAAGAAAAAGCCATAAAAAGGGGAACGACTCTAGCGGAAGTGAGAGTAGACACTACTCGCATAGAAGGACTAAGCGGGAAGGAGCTGACGGGATCAAGAAGAAGATTCGAGAGCTCCAAGGGATGCTTGACGATAAGAAGAACCCGGTAAGCAAAACGGAGCGAAGCGAGATAGAGGAGCTTATAAAGAAATGGCGACAATATGGGAATGAGGTACAACTGAGTTCCGTTAAACTGAATGATGCCTGGGGCTCTGTAAAGGGAGTAGGCAATGGCATAGAAGGGATTACAGATGCCTTGAAGGGGGATGGTAATGCCTGGAAGAAAATGACCTCAGTAGTAGACAGCGCCATACAGGTTTATGACTCGTTCAGCAAGATAGCGTCGATAGTAGATGCCGTACTGAAGGTGTTGGGAATTACGAAAAAGGCGGATGTTGCAGCGACCAAGGAAACAACGGCGGCAACGGAGACGGATGCTGCTATGGCAGTAGCAGCCGCCGGCGAGAAAGAGGCCGCTTCAGAAGTAGTAGTAGCTTCGAAGGGGGTTGAGATGGGAGCGGCGCAAGCAGCCTCAGCCATTACAGAAGTTGGGGCCGAAACTGATGTGGAAGCAGCTACAGAGCAGACCACAGCATCAACAATGGTGACAGCTGCAAAAACAGCAGAAATGGGGACCACCATGGCAGCAGCTGAGGCGACACAAGTAGGTGCTGGAATAGACGTTGCAGCCGCTGAAGAGGAAACTGTTGCGTCAGGAGTAGTAACGAGCGCTAAGATAGGAGAGGCAGCCTCAAAAACAATGGCAGCACATGCCAGCATCCCCTGGGTAGGTATTGCGATAGCCGGCGGTATGATAGCAGCGATGCTTGGCATTATGGCAGCGTTGCCAAAGTTTGCAGATGGAGGTATAGCATACGGGCCGACGTTGGGTATTTTTGGAGAGTATGCTGGCGCAGCGAATAACCCGGAGGTAGTAGCACCGCTGAATAAGCTTAAGCAGCTAATAGAGCCTCAGGGGATAGGCGCCGGCGGAGTAGTGCGTTTCAGGATAGAGGGGCGCACACTGGTCGGGGTGTTGCAGAAGGAGAACCGAATGAGAAATAGAACAAGATAGGATCAAGGATTAGGATATGAAGACGCTATATGAGGGTTCGTTTGTAAGCGTAGATGGAGTTCATTATGATGTAATGATACTTGGATCTGACGAGAGTATGGCAAGAGTTGGGGATCTGATTTTTGCTGCAGATACGCCTGTGAGCATAGAGTGGGCGGAGACCGACAAGATAGAGCCGGTACAGTCGTCGGCGATGACATTGACGCTGGTTAGCGAAACGGATAGGAAATATGTTAATCTCTATACGATAGAACCGGGCACGATTAAGGCTGAAGTATATAGAAACGGGAGGCTATATTGGAGCGGTATGTTGGATCCGGAGCTGTATGAGGAGCCATATTCTTATAGGAGGGATTATGAGGTAGAGTTCTCGTTTTCGGATTTCGCGATCTTAGATAGAAAGAGCTGGGATAAGACCGGGGTGAGCACGATGGAGGAGATACTGCAGACTTGCATAGAGGCTGCGGGGCTGAGCTATGATAATGTAGTGAAGTTGATAAGTACAAGTAAATATAAATATGAGAATACGTTAGACTTGAGCAGCATTTATTTGCTGAATGATAATTTCTATGATGAGGATGGGGAAGCGAAGACTTACCGGGAAGTGCTGGAGGCTGTACTTCAACCATTCGCTCTTAGGATAGTTCAGAAGGGAGGCAAGATTTATATTTACGATTTGAATGCTATCTACGATGGGCTGGAAAAAGAGGGAGTATGGTGGAAAAGCGACGATGGAGTGTTGGGAGCAGATGTTGTCTACAACGATGTTGTTGTAACGTTTTCACCATATGCAGACTCTGAATTGATAAACGGGGAGTTGGAGCATGATGATGTTTTGGAAGGGGTAACCGGGACGAAATGGCTCATGGATAATGATTGGGACGATGCTGCTGACGGATTTGAGTTGGCCGTTGGAGACCAGGATGGGCTTGGACTGACGTTGGAGAATGGTGCTCAGTTTTTCAGGCTGGATAGCGCCTATAGCGGGAGCGATGAAGCTGGTGTGTTTTACGGCCACAAGGGGAATAAGGATTTTAACTATGATGAGTTGACAGGAAGTTTCCCGAGGGTTCATTATGACGATAAGTATTATTCTAAGCCTATTATTACGAGTGAAAAGGCTTTCATCGGATTTATCAGCTATGCTAAGGATAATTATCAGCTGAAGATAGAGCTTAGTACGCTTTTCGATGTGCGTTATAACCCATTTGAAAGTGCTTCGAATCCCAATGAAGAGGGGAACTATGGCCGTCTGAATGATTGGGCCAATTTTGGCTATGTGCCGGTAACGTTAAATCTGAGGGATGCAAGCGGGGAGATATTGTATCACTACGAGAATAGTAAGGTGATGCTCGGTAATGGGTATACGCAGGAGCAGTGTGGCTGGGTTCGCGGAGAGGGAACTTGGGGCTGCATGTATTTGGCGTATTATGATTTTGAGAATCGCAAGAGCGCATCAGGATTCGGAGGCTGGAAGAAAAACAGGCAGATTATTGGATATTACCGAGATGATTTGCCGAAGAAGTGGGAAGCTCGCGGCGAGGGAGAATTTATTGATCTGCCACCGAGAGGGGGATGGCTTGAACTGCAGATTGGGCGCGGGATTCATCAATTTGATTATAAGCGTGAGGAAAAAGATGTTTGGAGCATAGCACGATGGCTTATGTATAAGGATCCGACAATTACGATAGTGAACAAAAATGGCACTAGTGTAGAGCAGGAGGATATTGAGGACACGGCATGGGTGAATCGAAGCGCTAAGGAAGAATACAGTATTGACACAATTGTAGGGACTCTTGGCGAGAAAAACTATAGTGCATCGGCACGTGGTTTGATTATGGATAAGAATTATCAAGCTACGCAGACTTTTTATAGGGCCGGAGCTACAGATAGGCTTGAACGCCTACTGATAGGGACGGTTTATAGTCAATATGGAAGTCGTAAGGCAACTCTTAGCGGAACCGTAAGGTTGTTACCGGATCTTAAGGTTCTTACAGATGAGACCATGAGCGGTAGATATATGCTGCTCAGCGAGGTCCAAGATCTGATGCAGGATGCAAGTGAGATAAAGATGGCAGAATTTTCAGCCGATATATACGAAGGTATTGAATATAAGTAGAGGAAGATGGATAAACAATATAATGTCATAACAATGACTCGCACGGCACAGCCTCGTAGTAAGCGACTACGAGAGGCCGGTGTTAGTGGTAGTAGCGGTGGTAGTAGTGTGATCGTAACCGGATCCGGAGCAACAGTTACTAACTGCGATGGCCATACTCATGCCAATAAGACCGTCTTGGACTCTCTATCAACGGCTGATG